TGGTGAACCCCACATACCTAGTGGATCACTCCAACCGAAGGAGTATCTTTCACGGGCTTTATATCTTACGTTGCCAGTATCGAAGTCACCTTCCATAGAAGTTGTTAAAGCAGTTCTTTCAAAATGCTTCATGCCGTTAGGTACATCAGTGGTTAGATAGAAACCATTTGTATCTGTTAGATAGTGGTTTACTGTATAACCTTCTGGTATAGAGCTATTTGTATACATTGCATTAATATCGTTATCAGCAGTACCAACACGAAGTTGAGTTTCTAATATACGAGTAGCCACGAATTGTAATGCTGGTGGAATAACCAACTTACGTGGTTTAGCTGCAATCAATAGACCTCTTTCATCAGTCCATGCTGCGATTTGAATCACTGCGTTTTCTAATGCTGTTTCGTTAAGGTCTGTAGGTGTGTCTTGTGTATTACTATTAACGCCACCTGATACTAATGGGTGTGAATCGTTAAATAATGATACGCCGTCACCACCTGTATAGGCTGCATCAAAACCATTGTTAATAACATTAGCTGCTCTAACTTGTTTTGTGTTAGCCATTGAACGTGCAAGAGCTTTAGTATAACGAGCTGATAATGAATCATATAGATTATCTTCAACCGCTTCTTCAGTTAGACTGAAACCTAAAGCAATTGTTACGTGGTTGTAACGTGATGTAAACGCTTCTTGTGCATTATCATATGCAATAGCTGCGCCTTCGTTTTTGACTGGTGCGTTAGCAAAGCCAGACAGTTTTGTTTCTTCCTCAAAAGAACGGTCAGAAGATTCAGTTTCGTAAATCTCTTTATGTTCTTCGCCATAACGGTCATATTCTAAACCGAATAATGCGTTAAGACCTGGTAGTAGCTCCTTAAGGAGCTGTGCTCTTGAAATAGCCATTTCTTATCTCCTTAATTTAAACCCCATCAGGGTTGTTGTATGAGTGAATACCTGCATTGAATTTAACCAATACATCAGTAAATTCATCACCCACAGTTGAAGTAGGACTATCAACAAAGTCAACGATTCTGAACGGTAATGCTGCTGTTACAGCTGTAGTAGCTGATACTGCTGAAGTTGAGTTACCGTTAATTAAAACACCTGTTGATGTTGTTTGATCCGCAGCAAAACCAGTGTTTTGACCTAAGTCTTCCTGAGTTACTGCGCCGTCCGCTTGTGCCATATATACTACATCTGGATCGTCGATTACGTATGCTTTTGCATCAGCAGCGACTAGGCCTGTAGGCCACATGTTATTGAATGTTAGTTGTTGTGTATTTGGGTCTGTGTAAGTACAACCTACAAAAACACCAATAACACCGTCACCAAAAGTGCCAACTAATCCAATAGTTCCGTCTGTTTCTATTTGAACAACTTGTCCATTAAATAGATTCGACGCATATCCAGAAGCAATTGGCAATAGGCGAGTAGACCCCGCATAGGGTGTACCACCTACATGGTTTACGGCTTTAAGACCGTAAGGTGTAGCTGTTTTAGCCATGATTGTTTCTCCTAATTTTTATTTCCCCTTTCCAAACCGACGACCATTTTCATTGCCTTCAGCGAACTTAGGCATACGTGGATCACTTTGATTCATATATTGTGAATCTACAGCATCCGTTTGTTGCCTTGTTTTCTCGTTCATGTAAGCCTGTCTTTGGTCCATCAGCTCTTGAGGAGCTTTACATAATAATAGACCACCAATCTCAATACCTTCTTTAAAGTTACTGTTGGGGTCTGCTTTTAAAATGACTTCTGGGTGATCCGCATGCTTTACCGGTTCCCAGCCTTCACGCATTTTTGAAGATACGTTCATGTTATCAGGTTCGTTCATCAAAGAAACTCTAATCCAGCGATATGCCCAACCGTCCTGTTTTGTAAACTCCGGTAGGAGTGAGGCAGGTTGCCATTGTTTTACTTCGCTTTCTCGTACTTCTGTTTCTCTTGCTTTTCTTTTTACCTTATCCATTTGCGTTCTCCAATTTAATCATCTCTCTTGCGTATTGTTCCGGTGTAAGTTTTAACTTTTTCGCAAATGCTACTTGAGTCTTACTTAGTCGTACTTTTTTTGGCGCGGTACTTCGCGTTGCCGGTGCAACCACATTAGATGGTTTTTTGCGTTGGGCGGGTTTATCCGATTCCAACGATTCTTCCCCAAAGTTTTCAGGGAACCGTTTTTGCATCGTTTCATCTATACGACGATAGTATTCGTCACTTGTAGGACTTAACCCACTCCTGACTAATTTTTCATGTACACCATAAGCTAATGAAGTCATTTCTTCATCTTTGCCAAACCAGGTATTTTTTTCTTGCCATGCTTGCGCTTTTGCGTCTGGTTTAGTAACTTCTG